ACCGCCGGTTGACATTCAAGACGGCATTCAAGACACGCCTAGATCAAAATTTGCATTCATATGCGCTCCGCCGTCTCCGTCCGTTCTGTCCCGGTGCCCACCGCCCAACCACGCGACCGAGACGCATAAGTCTCACCCCGCGACGCCCCACCGCCCCCCGCCAGCCGCGCAGGCACCAAAGGCACTGGTAGCGAGAACGGGAACGAGAACCATTCTCACCGCCTGGCACTGCTCCGCCCCAAACCTGGAGCGGGCTTTTTTCTTTTGCCCCCTACCGGGGGCTTCGCTTTTTCTCGTTTTCCCGGATCCGTTCTAGGTGGCGCAAATGACGCCGATTAGCTGATGCTTAGATCGCCTGGCAGCAATGCCGGCAACGGCCCGCAGCTCTCGATTGGTCAGCTCTGCCAGTTCAGCGGCAACAACTGCCAGTGGATGCACCGTAGGCGTCGCACAGGCGACCCTAGGGGGCGCCGCGGCCGCCTCTGCCGTGCTCTCCACTGCGGGAACCCACAAGTGGCGCCATAGGGCGGCCATGCGGTCGTTAGCGCGATGCACAGCGGCGCCAGTCTCAAAGCCAGCGTGCCACGTGAGCACAGCCAGCACGACTAGGCCATGCCAGACAATCGCGCAGACTTCCCGCCAGTCGATCAGCCGGAGAGTCTGCGCAGTGTGCCGCCAGGCAATGCCGGCAGCACGGCCGCAATGCGCGGCAAGGGTGGTTTGGTGGTTCATGGTTCAGACAGCAATGGGGCGGCGCCGGGCTATCGCTTCCAAGCCAGCGGCGCCGATGGGCTGTCCGAACGGATCCGGTTTTCTAGGTTCTCACCCGTGAGCCTAGTCGCTACCCTCGCAGGCTAGCGAGACTGTAGGGATTCTTTACAATCGCAGACACAGAAAAGCCGGCGCCTTAGCAGCGCCGGCCGTGGGGGCAATAGATCGGGCTCAGCAGGGATCCCAGTGGACTCCCAGGCGGGGTCCCAGTGTCAGCGCAAAGTCCGGATACTGATCCGTAACGTCTGACAGATGACCGCGCCACACCAGCGCCGTTGCGTCATGGTCGTCTGCTCCGTATCTGCTGTGATCATCCGCCCAATCGAGCAGAACGTCGGCCGCATCGCGCTTCGACCAAACGTGCCGGAGCGACTGCCGCCCATGCGGCGCGGCAAAGGATCCGGACTGGCTGTGAGTCTGAATAGTGAGCTTCATGGTGTGAAATGCGATGGGACGTAATTAGGACGCAAAGCGACTCAGAATGGCACCGACTCAGTCGGCAGCCTGAACCGGGTCGCCGGGGCTGTGATGGCGCGTCTGAACTGCGCTAGGGCCGAGCTGTGCGCCTTGGTCGCGCGGATCGCCAGCTGCTCATCTCCGCCGGCCATGGCACGGCCGGCGATCAAATCGAGGCGATGCAGGCTGAGCATCGCCTGGCGGTCCAGCTCTGCTGGTGTGGCAGAGTCGCACAGCTCAAACGACGCGACCGACACGTAACGCCGCGCCTGGCGCAGTGAGACCCCATACCGTTCCGCCAAGGTGGCAGCGGTGTAAGCGGTTCCAGCCCCAGTGCTCAGCAGCTCCAAGGCTGCAGCTTCCCTCGCTGCTAGCTCAGCGTCTGAAGCCCTTTTCCGCGGTTCGCTCATGCTCACGGCTCCGGATAGACGACACCAGCCGACACGTAGCAGCTCAGTTCTCCGAACTGTCTACAAAGGTCGGTGAGTCGATCGCCCCACGGGGCGTGCCACCGCCCACAATCCCAGAATCCGGTTCCGTGCCCATTGCGCGTCAGGATGAAGTCATGCGCTGCGGCGTTCCAGGCGTCTCCCTCGTTGTCAGGGTGGAGCATCCGCGCACAGTGTTCTTCCGCGTCAAAGCCCATAGCCTCTGCCGCGTCCCGGAATCGCTGCCAGTCGGCCGCCACGCGGTTCTGCAGCTCCAACGATGGCCGAAACTCTGCAGAGTCCAGCGGTTCCCCACTCTCGGGGTCAAGGCTGCTCCATAGCAGCGCGATTAGGGCATGTTCGTGGTTCTTCATGGCTCAGCGTCCGGGGTGGGTTCCGTTGATCAGTCGAGCCGCTGCTATGGCACCACGCAGCCATTCGGCAGCTTCCCGGCCGCTGAGTCCCTCTGCCAGTGCCTTGACGCCCCCAGCGTCGTTGTACACTTCGTGGACGTTGTAGTAGCCGTTAGCAGCCTGTAGATGAACGTTCCCAAGCTGCCAACGACCCGTATCCGTAAAGGTTTCTACGGGTCTCCCAAGCATCCGGTTAAGTGCCTGCTCTAGGTAATCAAGTTGCTTTCGCGTGATTCTTGCCATGGTGTGATCCGTTGTTAAGGTGGTTTGAGCCTAGGTGAATCTAGGGTGGTGATACTGCGTCAAAACTCTCCGAAAAACTCTGTACTGGCGTAACCGTCGGGAACTTCCCACAGGTCACCATCCTGCCAGAGTCTCCAGGTAATGCCTCGATCGTCTGTCATGTAGCAGGCGTCAATGATCGCCTGCCATGCCTCCCAGTACCACTCGTGCTCTGGGCCAGACTGACAGCACTGCACGTCCGACCACTGCACGTGCAGTGACTCACACTCGCTCTCAGTGATGTCACTGCACCACAGTTGAGGGATGTAGATACCGTGGCGATCGCTCAACACTAGGCGTGGTTCTGGTGTGCTGCTGCTGCTGCTGCTGCTGCTGCTGCTGCTGCTGCTGCTGCTGCTGTCGGGGCTCATGGTGTGCTCTGCTGGGTCGTTTGGTCAGGGTATGCGGGGCATGCCGATTCTGTGATGATGGCATGCCTCGTGAGGGTTGCGGCGCTGATCAGTAAGGTCAGCACTGCCAGGCAGTTGATAAAGGGCGTGGTTCTCATGCGCTCGCCTCTGCCGGGTGGGTCGGGTCGGCAAGGCCGGCCGCCGTGATCGGCACGGGATAGCCGCCCGGCAGGGTCAGGGGTGGTAGGTGGTTTGGCATGGTTCGATCGGAACCGGGGCAACGGGTCGTGCTCTGCCGGTTCTCAACTGTCAGTGTAGCGCATCGGCGCGGCCATCGCGCAATGGCGCCGCAACACTCGGAAACCTAGGATGAAAGGCGAGAGCAACGGAGCGGGGATGGAAGCCGAAGAGGACGCCAAACCTAGACGCATCCTCACGTTCAATTCCATGGAGATCGCGCATCAGGTGAATACAGTGCGCGACTGGCTCAGCCATGGAAAGCGACCGCATCAGATACGTAAGTTGTGCGCCGACGAGTGGGGCCTGTCCTATAGGACGGCAGAGAATCGTATTGCCATGGCACGCCGCGAGGCTGTGAAAGATCTGGATCAGCTGGATCGTAAGGAATTGGCCGCACAGGCGATCGAAACGCTGCTAAAGGTGCAGGAGCAGAGCCTAGACACCAGACAGGGGAGCAACGCGATCGGCGCCACGCGTCTGATGCTTGAACTGGCAGGGATTCTGGGACGGAGCGCCTAGGCGGGGTCTGCCGGGTCGGCATGGATGGATGGGAGCGGACCGGGTGTCGTCACCTCAACTGGTGTGTGTGTGTGTGTGCTCGGCTGGTGTGTGCTGGTACGTGTGCGGATCTGCCGCGCTGATGTCCCCCACCTATCACACCCCCTGGCCACCCCACACCAGCACGCCAGCGCCGCGCGGCTGTCCAGAGTATCTGCCTCAAACACAGGTACGCTGGACATGGCCACTGAAAGGCAATCTGGTAAAGAATTGTTACAGGTTGGTGGTTGGGGGTTCGGATCCGGTATACTAAAGGGGTGAGGGAAGACGCTCACCGGCGCCCCGCACCATTGGACCCATGAGCACCGTTACCGCCGCCGCTGCTGTCCTACGGACGCACGGCATTCGCTGCCGCCGCGATTGGGGCAGCGCCGGCCAGTGGCTAGCTGAGATAGGCACCACGCAGTACTGCGTGGGCGGCCTGGCTCTAATGGCCGCTGCTGCATCCCTTGACCCCATAGCGTCGTTGGAGGCTGCCTGCCAGTAACCCCCCAGGGGCCCCTACCACTCCGGGGGCCCCACCCCCGGGGAAGCGGCTGGGGTGAGGGTGCTTATACCCGCTGCTCTCTGACCAACCCCATTTTCAACTACCCTAATACCCTAAGCACACCCCTACCCCCACCTCCCCCTATCCCCCTCCCCCGTCTCAGGCTGACGCCCTCGACAAAACAGCCAAGAACAGGCACCAGCAGTAGACTCCCAGAAAACACAACGCCCACGTGTCTCTGCTGGCTCGCATCCCATCCGGCGCCTGCCTCTCCGCCCCCACCGGCACCGGAACGCGGTGTACTGAAACAGCGGAATCCCTCCGCGACCGCATCTACAATGACCTACTCCCCTCTCAACGGGATTTCGTCGACGACACCGATCACAAAATCCTAGGATTTTGCGCCGGGTTTGCTGCTGGTAAGACAACAAGTCTTTGCGCGAAAGCTATATTCCTAGGCATGGAAAACATAGGAACTGTAGGCGCAGTATTTGAACCTACGAATATCCTTATCAGGGACGTATGGGTCCGCAGTTTCGATGATTTTCTCGAAAAATATGACATCCCGTTCGACTTCCGAGTCTCCCCTCAACCCGAGTACGAAGTACACTTACCCAAAGGCCGTTTCACACTCCTATGCCGCGCCACCGAAACATGGAACCGTGTGCGAGGCCAGAATCTATCTTTTGTGCTCGCAGATGAAATAGACACCTCCCCTCCAGACGTAGCCCAAAAAGCAACAGAAATGATGCTGGCTCGCCTACGTGGCGGCAGAAAGCCTCAGCTCGCCCTCGCCTCCACCCCCGAGGGCTATAAGCACATGCACCGCACCTTTGTGCAGGACTTCCACGACGCCGAAGCCTCGGGCGACTCTGCACGCATCGAAACCCTCAATCGCGAACGCCGCCTCATCCGCGCCAAAACCACCGACAACCCCCACCTCCCCCCTGGCTTCATCGAATCCCTTTACAGCAACTACCCTCCTCAGCTAATCGCCTCCTACATCGAGGGAGCTTTCACAAACCTCGCCAACACGACCGTCTTCTACCCGTACGACAGAGACGTCCACTGGTGCGACACCATCATCGAAGAGGATGACCGCCTCTTCATCGGGGTCGACATCAACGTGGACGCGGTGTTCACCGAAATCGTGGTGCGCCGCGGCAACGAATTCCACGTGGTCGAGGAACACGCCCCCAAAGACACCCCCACCCTCGTCACCCTCCTCCGCGAGCGCTTCCCTCTGCACGTGGAACGCGGCGACGTCGTCATCATCCCCGACGCCTCCTCCCGCCAACGCACCAGCACCAACGCCAGCACCTCCGACCTTGCCATCCTCCGCAAAGGCGGCTTCGTCATCAAAAACCAACTCGCCAACCCGGCCATCTCCGACCGGGTCAACTGCGTCAATGTCCTCCTCCTAGCAAACCGCCTCCGCGTAAACCACAAATGCCGCTACTTGGTAAAATCATTAGAACAACAAGCCTACGATTCCACCGGAAAACCAGAAAAAGGCCGCGGCGGGATAACGGATGTTTCCGGTCCCGTAGATGCGCTCGGCTATTGTATACACAAGCTTGCACCTTTGAACAGATACGAGACCGGAGGAAGCACGTACGCAGTCTATTGATTTCTTTGGGTTAAGTATGCCCATGATCTACCATATTTTATATGGTGTATGCAGGACACAGAAACGCCGAATTCTTTAGCCAGACGCTGCGGGGCTCCACGCGGTCCACAATTCTCGTATATGTACAGGACTTGCTCCTCTGTCAGTATATTTGTCCACATGGCTTCTCCGTATACATGTGTACCATCTCTTAGTCTGTCTCGGGAGTTCTGTGCATGTGTTCCATAACTAAGGTTCGATACCTCGTTACATAGCTTCCCCCTAGGCCCATGCAGAACTATAAGGCCCTCAGGCTTAGGCCCTAGAAACGCTTCTGCCACAAGCGAATGAACCGGCCTGTATAGGTTGCTGCCTCGCTTGCCCAGACACAGATGCACGACGTAGTAGCCGTACCTATCCAACTTCTGGGCTAAGACACGCCCGTGCTTGACCCTAGTGAATGTACTCCACTTGTTTCTCGTTGTGTAGTAAAAGGTACAGCTACGAACCGAGCCAGTGTTACTGACTTCGTAGCGTCCCTCATGCCCCACAACAGGGTGCCATAATTCCTGCATCAGCTCAGTCCATGTGAGTTGGTCACGCGACAGGAGCTGTCACTCGCTGTCGCACCCCATTTTACACCCTTTGCCCGCCATGCACGCCCGCAAACCCAAGTCCAAGAAAAAGCCCGGCTACAAGAAGTAACCGGCAAACTAGGCTATTAGCGAATAGCACTGGAACGTGGCCGACAACAGCAGCTACCCCATCGCTTCGGCCACCCCCCCCCCCCCCCCCCCCCCCCCCGGCGTCAACGACACCGACCCCTCCAAACGCACCCAACTCGTCCAGTCGATGGAACCCTCCTGGGATCCGGTTGACCTGTGCGTCGGCGGCACCGCCGAACTCCGCGCCCGCAGCCGCGACGTCATCCCCCAGGAGCCCCGCGAAGACGACTCCGCCTACAACAGAAGAATCTTTCACGCCACCCTCCCGCCTTTCCTCCTCCGCCTAGCCTCCCAAGCCGCCGGCGTCATCCTCCGCAAAGGCGTCCACCTCGAAGGCGACGATTACTGGATCAACTGGTCTAACGACGTAACGGGCGATGGAACCACTCTGTCCGAATATGCC